AGTAATTACGTTCTGCATACTCTTGCATTCGAGCCCCGAAACTCTAAACTCTGCATCAGCAAAATTGGCATTCATTCCATCCAACACGTTTCCGTGTGTTGTGACTCCACTGTTTATTGCTATTTGATTTTGTGCCATGTTATTGAATTATTGTTACGTTTCCGTTTTCGTCTGTTTCTGTTTCTGGTTTTGTTGCTACTTTTGCCAGAATTGCGTCAAGCTCTGCTTGGCGACGACCACCAAGAACATTTGCCAAAAATATAATTGTTTGTTCGTTTATATCAAAAACTTCTCCAGCGTCTTCTCCAAGCTCATCTAAAACAGCTTGTGGATTTGGGTCGCTCCAAATTAAATCCCAGCCCTCGTTCCAGACTCTTATAATCTCATTAGCGATTGCAACATTAAGGTATTTTAATCTAGACGCTTTCTTTTTAGCGCTATTTTGAGAGGGTTGTGGTATTTCGTTTAGTATGCTCATTTCATTTTAAGTTATTCGGTAGGCCAAATAGATTCGTTATTCCAAACATCTCCATTAACCCATAATGTTTCATCACCCTCAACCCAAAGGCAAGAATCTTGCCATGCAATAGAATCTTTCCAAAGATTAGAACAACAAACGAGTATAGAAGCAGTCTTAGTGCGAAGTCTGCTAAATACAGTGTTTAATCCTCGTATTGAAAGAGATCTCATTTTTTAGCTTGAGTAATAAAGAATTGCGTCTCCAGCAGTAAGTTCAATAGCGGTCCACTCTCCAACGACTACATCGCCAAGAGCTATGGCTGCTCCGTCAAAATTTGATATACTACCCACTGTTCCTGCACCAATTACGCAGTCATCAAGAGCATGAATTGCCATAAACTTTCCAGTGTGAGTTCCAATACCCACTCTTTCTCCTCCGTAGTGTCCTACTTGCTTTAAAAGACTTGATTGTGTTGATGTTGACATATCAATACATACACAAAAAACGTCATTTTGGCAGATATTTAAACGAGATTCTTCCAAGCCCCACATTTGGGATGGCTATAAATCCATCGAGAATTACAAAATGATTGATAAACCTAACTTGCTTTAATTCAAAAACCAAATTTTTATCATCGTGTTCTATGTCTAGTAGACATTTGTTTTTAGCGGCAAAGGAAAAAAACGGGACAGTGAAAACCTCACACTCTAATGATTTTGTAAGAGAATTAGTTCCAATTACCTTCAGTTTTAAGCTTTTCACAATGATCTAGTATGGATTCTTTAGTTAAATACACATCATCGTAATCCTTGTCATCATTTTCTACGTAAGTTATTGCTTTTATATAGCGTACAAGAAAAAGTTTATAACCATTTCTTTTATTAACTCTGTAAACTTTGCCATTTATTCTGTCGTTCTTAAAATAATTAACAGCATATAAACATAAATTATAAAAATGCTGCCTCATTATAGGGGGGCTTAATTTTAATGTGGTGTTTGGTGAAGCAAACCTAAGTTCTATATTGTCTTCATAATTTATAAAGAAAGCAAAAAATATAACAACGCCTTTATTATCGCAAGAACATAAACTCAAATCTGCATCTTCGAATAAATTATTGATAAATAAATCTGAAGCTAAACTTCTTGCAAAAACAGAATTGAAAATAGATATTTCTTCTATTGGTATAGATTCTATACAGTATTTTTTTACAATACTTTTTGTTTCTATATCGTTAGGGTTTATTTTTCTTATTCTCATCTGTGTTTTTTTTGGATGAAAAGATTATTTCAGAAGATATCGTATCCCCTTTGTCATTCAAAACGTCCTCTTTTAAGAACCCTTTCACCATTGCAGCACAATCTATTGCCCATATTTTAGCGTCTTTTAGCTTGGGGGAATAACTTTGGTGATACCTACCCTTTTTGTTGAATACCCTATATATAATATTTTCTTTGTTCATTCCTTATATTTTAAGGATACTTTAAACAAATTCAAGTTTTTTGAATATATTTTTTTTGTAAAGTTTAAAAAGCAATAAATTATCATAATATATGATTAAAGGTGTAATATATTTCATGGGAAAAGGCAAAGATAACATTGCAAAATCTTTATTAGAACTAGAACCAGGTTCTATGATAGACTTATTTATGGTTTATCCAGATGTTATAAATAGCCCTAGTAGTGTTTTTGCAATGCACGATGGATCTTTGTTTAGAAAAGGCGTTGTCTGGCAAGGTAAAACATATATGCCAATAGGTATAGAGATGGAGGGTTTTGAAATAGGGGCTGATGGTAAAATAAACAGACCAAGAATAAAGATATCTAATAAAGATAACTTTATTACAACCATGCTACTAAAGTATGACGACTTCCAGAACGCAAGGATAGAAAGAAGAAGAACTTTTATTAAATTCTTGGACGATGTGAATTTTGATGGAGGTAATCCATTTGGGGAATCTGACACTTCTGCAGAAATTTCAAATCAAGTTTATGTAGTATCACAAAAAACACAAGAAAATAAAATATTTGTTGAGCTTGAATTAACGTCACCGCTGGATTTAGAAACTTTTGAAATAAATCACAGAAAAATAATGGGTAAATACTGTTATTGGAAATATCGCGGCGAAGGCTGTAGATATGCTGGATTACCAATACAAAAAGAAGACGGAAGACCTTTTGCTGATGTTAATGGAGATCAAATACCTATATCCACATTTGAACAACCAGAGTTGTTGAATGAATTTGACGAAAGAAAAGAATATACTACTGGAGATGTTGTGTTTCTTAGAAACGATAGGGTTAGAATAAATGTAAGAAACGGGCTTGGAGAACCTATACCTTTGACTAATTATTATGTAGCTAAAACAAATTCAGTAGGATTAAATCCAGAAAAACATCCTGATTTTTGGGATAAAGATGGATGTAATAAAAAAATATCTTCTTGTAAATTACGTTTTACATCAGACCAAGCAGTGACCAGGTTTGTTGGGACTGAAGAGGTTGAAAGACTAACCACCAGAATAGACTCTAATAACGGAACTGCATATGGGAACTGTCATTTTGAACCTAAGAATTCAACCAGATATTTACAAACTCTAAGTGGGGACGGTGAGTGGACTATGATTTTTAATTTTACAAGAAATCCAGCTCTGTCATCTAAAGGCCAATCAATGTATTTAACAACCAACCCAACGGTATACGAGGGTCTTGAATTCACTCATTACGAAAGAACTGATACAGACTATTATTATTACAGGCAATCTGGAAACAGTTATAATAGATACTTTGGAGCAAAACCAGATAGCGAACCAGCAGTTGATGGGCAACAAGGTTTTAAATTTGTAGTCAGAAGGAATGCCGAAGGAAAATTGCAATGGTATAATCCATACAACAAAAAGAGTATCGAGGGTTATATAATGAAAACACCAATATTAGATTATTTCAGACTTTTTGCAACTGACTTAGATTCAAATTGGAATACAACTTATACTAGAAATGCTCGTTTTATTGCTTATCTAGAAAACGTTTGTATGTGGGATAGATATGTTTTTAATGATGAAATAGATTTGTTATATAGAAAATTAAATAATGGCGCTTTAAGAGCAAAACCTTATAATGAAATAGTTGGTTCAGAAGAAGAATTGGTAAAAGGACTGGCAACAAACGGACTTTTGGGTTGGTGGGATAGACCTTACATAGTTGATGGTGAAACTGGAATAAGGGATAGAAGCAATTACAAACAAGATCTTATTTATAACGGAACCAATAATGGTGGTGGAGATTACAGACTTCTTTATCGTTATATTTATTCACTTAACGAAAGAGTAAGCTCTATAGAAGAGCTGTCTTTTTTGCCATTTGGTGGATTTCCTGGTACAGATGGTTTTGGATTTCAAAGACCAAATTAAAAAAATGGAAAAAGAATATTTTAAATCTAAAAATGCTAAAAGTATTTTAAAAAAAATACAAGAATGGTCAGACTCTTATTTAAACCAAGAAGTTTGTGGGTTTATAGGTAAGTCAGAGAATAAATACACCGCTTTTTTATGCGAAAATAAATCATCAGAACCTGAGCATAGTTTTACTATAGATCCTATGGAGTATTATTTATTCTTAAAAGATTATAGTCCTATAGCCGTATGGCATAGTCATGTATATGGAGACGAAGAGGAGTCCGAAAAAGATGTGCTAATGTCTGAGAATAGTTGTTTGCCGTTTTTTATATACTCATTAAATACAAAAAAAATGAATTTCTATACCCCTTTAAAAAGTAGTGTAGAAGAAAGTGAATTAAAAAAATTTAAAAATATTAATGACTAATATTAAAATACATGGACTTCTTGGTAAGGAATTTGGCGACTCTTTTTCTATGAAATTGGGAAGAGTCGGTGAGGTTGTTGATGCTATAGATTGCAATAGAAATGGCTTTAAAAAAAGAGTCTTAGATTTAGAAAGAAATGGTTTTTATTATTCTTTGATAGTAGATGGTGAAAAATTTAATAAAGAAAAACACATAGGGCAGAAGAAACATAAAGAAGTAGAATTTATACCAGTTATGTGCGGAGATGGTTTATGGGCTGCAGCAGCAGCTTTTGTTGTAGTAAGTACTGTAGTTGCAATAGCATTAATGCCAGATTTGCCAACACCGCCAGAAATAAATCAAAGCACAAACGCTTTGGAGAAATCTTTTATATTTAGAGGCACAGAGAACAGAGCTGCGCAAGCAACCCCAGTACCTATTTGTTATGGAGAACTCTTGGTTGGTAGCGAAGTTATTCAAACATCTTTGAAAACATACCCTCAAAACCAAGAGACCTTTGAGGCGTTTAGAAGAAATGCTCTGGATAGTAATACTACACAAACTAAATCATCGAGCCAAATCAGTAAATTATGAAGCATTTAGAAATAAAACATAGTATAGCTGGCGCTAAAGGGAAGGGTGGTGGTTCAAAGCCAAAACCTTCGGCATTAAAACCCCCTCGTGTTGGAGATTATTCTGTTGCAGCTTCTTACTCTTACTCTGAAACAGTAGATTTAATCTCGGATGGACCAATAGAAGGCCTTACCAATACCAATGGGTATACATTAAATTCTGCATCTTTTTTGCAGGGAATTTATTTGAATGATACCCCAGTTGAAGTTACTAATGATAACTTTGTACAAAGATATGATGAAGCTATTCTAGAATTTCCTTATACACTTGATAGCGAAACAGACAGATTTAATGAAAACGTAAAAAGAACATATCAAAAAATAGATGACAATGAAAGCGCCTTGAATGATTTTACTTATAAAAGTATTAAAATTAAAAAAGAAAGAACAAGTAATTATTATTCTTCTCGAAGTAGAAGTAGAAGTAGATACTCCAGAACATCTAGAAGTACTGTCACATACAGCACCAGTACAATAAATAAAAAGAACTTACAAAAGAAAAGCTCTAATAGTGTGTTAATAGCGTCAATGATTGAGGCTACACCCATAAAATCCAGCAACGATTTTTTTTATAATCAAAAAACTTTTGCTTGTTTAGATATATCGAGTCCAGAGTTAGGTGGTTTTACTGGAATTGCCGTAGATTACAATAATATGAATGTATATTCGATAGATGAAGCTAGGGCTAGATATGCGGAGACTGAATTATCAGCATATTATAAACCTTACACCCCTTCATTTTCTAGCAGGTATTATAATGGAGGAAGAGGAAGATCAGGAAGATCGAGTGAATATTATCAACCAGATATAGATGAGTCTTATACAGAATGGGATAATTATGTAAAAAAATATGGCAGAGAGGGTGCGAGGAATCATTATGGAGTATATAAAAGAGCTAATCAAATAAAAGAAAAAAATATAGCAATCGGCGCTACTTTCTTTTTTGAAAATCAACAAAAAAACGAATTAGGGGAAAATACTTTTTACTCTGAAATGACACTACAGTTTAGTGTTTGGACCGAAAGCATTAAAGAGACTAATGAAACTGGAATTTATAGACATAAAATTATTGAGGGTATAAATCAACTAATTGACGAGGTTAATATAGATGGCAGTAGAGAAGACGGTTTAAGTCGAGAATATTTAAGAAGAACCTTAGAGGATATAGGTTTCCCTACGTTTTTAGATCAAGAGAACGGAAATTACGCGGCGATAACCAAAGAAGATCTTTTAGGGTTTTCACAAACAGATTTATCAGCACAAGCCGATATATCTCAAAGCGAAGCGTCACTTCAAAAATTGATGGGTCCTTACATGTTCTTGAGTTACAGTCCAGATGCAACTATAGAGGGTTTTAATCAAGCGGAAGATGAATTCACCTTTAAAGATATTGACTTTATAGAAAAAATAAATTATGAGCAAAACTCACAGATTTACGTTGATGACCAAAAGTTTTATTATGGTGGCAAATATTATCTTGTAACAAGTAAGACGAGCATTAGTACTTCTACCGCAAATGCCGCGACTAGTATATCTAATTGGCTGACTGCAGGTACAATACAAGAGATACCTGCACCCAGGAATGTAAACTATTTCTACTCCATAGAGCCAAAATCCACAGTGACTAGAGGTGAATTCTTAGGTAAAAGATTAAACCTTTTAGTGCCTAATTTAGATTCAGATTGTAAATGGGATGGGAAAGTGAAAGGTTTTTATTTAGAATTGCTTAATGTAAGCAATGTCTCTGCAGTAAAGGCGGGGGCTCTAAGACAAAGTAAGAAAGGTAAGTAAAATGGGAACACAGGCACTTGCACAAATTGTTGTTTATTTAATCGCTGGTATTAAAAGCACTTCATATGAAGAATGGAATAACTTCTTGATGTCTAAAGAAGAAATTGATTACCATTTAAATTTAGATGGCTTGGCTGTTTTTGACGTATCCAACAGAGGAGATATAATAGTTGGTGGTAAAAAATACAACTATTCAAATATAATGGCTGAATACAGAAACGGAGAAGAAACACAAACTCCCCTTTCTTATTTTAAAGATATTTATATAGACCATTATTATAATTCTAAACTCCCTGGCCCTTTCAATACACAGGGAAAACCATCGCCTTATTCTAGTGTTTCCGCATTTAGGGGAATACAAAGATTAGCGGAAACAAGCAATACGCTACAAAAAATAGATGGTAAAACTCCAAGATTAAATTACTCCAGAGATGGTATTCCACAAATGGATGAAGATTGGCTGTTGGCTATAGAAGAAGGAAGCGCAGACATAAGGAATAAGTCTGGGACGTCAAGTAATATTAATTACTCAAATTGGAATAAAAGCAAAAAGAATTATGACGAAAGAGCACAGCCAGTTATACATATAGTAGAAAACCCAAACTCTAAATCTTGTTTCATAACAATTTCTATTGAGTCTTTGGTAGATACTATCGAAGATGAGGGTGTTGGAGGCGGTGATTACAAAGGATCAAGAATACCAGCTCCAGTAAACCTTAGAGTAGAAACGGGACTAGTAGATAGAACAGGCAAACAAATACCATTTGTTGAAAAGTTTTTCCAAATAATAGCTCTTGTTGAAAGTCCAAATTATATGGATATAGGCAATCCAGATATAAAAGACTCTATTACAGACTATAAAGATATAAGAGAAATTTATAGAACAACAGACAACTCAAATCAAGGTGGTATTAGCACTCCTTTTTTATTGCCAGACATACCATATGCAGACATTCAAGAAGATACAGAATACAGAGAAGATAACGATATAAAAAGATATGTAAAAATAACTAAATTATCAACAGAATCAAACTCTAGCCTTATTAATAAAGACTTAAGCTTGATAAAAGTAACTGAAATCATCGAGGCCCAATGTACATATCCATTTTCTTCTATAGTAGCCACCAAGATAGATTCCAGAGTATTTAATGACATACCTAAAAGAAAATATAGAGCTAAATTTAAAAAAGTAAAAATACCTTCTAATTATTATCCAATTTATCAGAACGGAAAAGACAAAAGAGTATTTAAAACAGTAGAAGAATTTGAAAACGTTTCAGCAAACTCTAAACATATTTATAAAGGAGACTGGGACGGATCTTTCAAATTTGGATGGACAGATAATCCAGCTTGGATTTTATATGATATATTAATATCTACTAGATATGGTCTAGGAGAACAAATACTAGAGGAACAAGTTAATAAATGGGATCTATATTCAATAGGAAGATTTTGCGATTCTGTTGACGATCAGGGGTTTTTTGTAGGAGTCCCAGACGAGAGAGGGGGGTTAGAACCTAGATTTACTTGTAATATATCTTTTACTGCTGGAGCTAAAATATTTGATGTTGTTAACTCAATAGCCTCAATATTTAGAGGTATAGTTTATTTACAAAATGAAACAATAACATTCTCTGACGATAGAATCAAAAAACCAATGGCTTTATTCACTAATTCAAATGTGTCCGATGGACTTTTTTCTTATCAGAGTTATGCCAAAGACCAAAAATTTAATGCTGTAGAGGTTGTTTACCAAGATAAATACGATGGCTATAAAACAAAAATAGAGTACGTAGAAAACGAGAGTGATATAATAAAGAGAGGACTTTTTAAACGAGAATTTACTGCAGCTGGAGTTACATCAAAAGCGATGGCTAAAAGAGCGGCAAAACATCTGATGTATCAGACAACCAAAGAAAACGAATCTGTTTCTTTTATCGCTGGAACTGAGATATTATTATGTAGACCTGGAGACTTGGTAGTAATAGAAGACGAATTAAAAACATTAAGAACAAATGTAGGAAGGATTTTAAGTATAGATCCAAAAGAAGGGGTTATAAGAACATCAGAACCATTTAAGACAACAGACTACGCAGGGTCTATAACTGTTTATGTACCAACTGGAAATAAAACAAAGGGAGAATATGATATTGAATCTCAAAAATTAAGGTCTAGGGTTAGTGAGTTTGTTTTTTCTCCATCAACCGAATACCCAGAGATTAGAGATAAATTTGCTGGGCTATATCGTTATGATTCTTACGGGCCTGGATATGATATTGATTATATAGAAGATAGTGGTAATGCTGAATTTGAATTATATGAAGAATATGCTATATACACTGGGACAAATAATCAAATAATATGGTTCGATATAAAATCGACAGGTTGGGTTTTCTCTACGGGAAAATCTTACACAGATAGCGATTTATATAATCTGTTTATAGGGCCGACAGGAGAAAAGAGTTTTAATTTCAAGTCTTTGAGTAAGGGGACGGCGTTTACCACAAGCGGTTATTATTACGACGAACTATCAACAACAAAAAGAGGCATAGAGTATTTTGATTTATCTGGAACTTTCTTAAACTTTGACCAGATAACAGATTTGGATTATTATGGAGGAGTTGTCGATCAAGATATAAATATAATAGGAAACCCTCAAATAAAAGATTTCAAAATAACTGGTTGGGGTGGATATAAAGGCCAACAATCAGAATCGTATGGAGATAAAATATATGTAGATAAAAATGATGTATCTTATAACCTTTTAAGATATATCCCAGAGGGTTCTACTTACCGTTTTCAAGCGAAGGACTCTAGCGATCAAGTTTATAAGATAACAAACATTAAAGAATCGGAAAATAATTCATACCAAGTGGTAGCCGCTAAATATATTAGCGGAAAATTCAAAGAGATAGAAGATAGCATCAACTTCTTAGAGAAAGAAGGTACGTACGGAGCATACAAAACCGAACAAGAAATCTTAATTAACGATACAAAATACATCAAAATAGATAACCCAGATGTAGATATTTTTGTTAGCGGTTTCCAAGAGGGGGGAGAGCAGCTTTACAGGGTAATTGCTGAATGGGAACCTGTAGAAAATGCAACAGGTTATTACTACTATATAAATAAACCTGGAGGTAAATCAACCTCACCGCAGACAATCGATAGTTTAGAAATTAATTTTTCACCTGAAACTATTGGCATTTATACTTTAAAAATTCAATCATTAGCAGATGTTTTTAATAATGTAGACATTAATACTAAATATTTTGATTCTGATGGCGCTTCTTTTAGTGTTCAAGTTGACGAAGTCTATGAGGAAGTAGAAAATGAAGGGGTAACAGTGGTAGGTTTTGAAAATACTTAATAAATAATTAATATGAATTGTTGCACTCCTCTATTAATAAAGTTAGACTTCCTAAGTCCAACTGGAACTGTTAAATTACAAAGAGATAGTAATGCTCCTAGTTGTGGATATTACGGCAATTATACTGGTGACATTGATAGTAATGGATACGATTATTATGAAGCTGATATACAATATAACAGCGGTAGTGGTTTTTGGACTTTTTCTGGTAAATCAACTGGCTTTAATGATTCTACAATTTATAGATCAGTAAATACAAACAACCCATGTAATCCAGTAGGGCTTTATACTGGAGGTATATATAATAACGTAATAGTTGAAAAAGATTCTTTGTTCGATATCTATGAGTTTGAACCATCACTTCAATACAACCCTCAAAATATAGGTGTCAACGGATTAGGTAGCGGCATACATTTAGAAAAAGATGTCAATTTTAAATTCTCATTTGTAGATGACAAAAACCGAACAATAAAAACAGCTAGGGCGTTGTCAACAAATAGTTATTGCAAAGGAGTTTCCATAGATATTTTAACAAAAGATGGAGCTACAAAAGTTACAAATTATTTGCAAGGTTATATAAATCAGGTAACTATAAATGAAAAAGATAACATAAAAATATTTGGTTATTATGAGCCGAACTTTGGAATAAGAATAAGAACAAAAAATACATTACTAGATCAAGAAGGTGTAACCGAATTGTTTACATACGGGAACAAACTTTATATAGATGACTTCCAAATATCAGATAAAAATGGCACATCAAAATATTTAGCTGGCTTAACTGGCGCAGAAAAATTAGAAACCGTTCCGTCTGGAGCTGTAGAAGAAGAAACTATTATAAGAGTAGCATTTCCAAAAATAAACAATAAATATATAAAAAAATCTTCTTTTGATGTTTATGCTTCACAAGATCCTAATTTCACTTTTAATCCTGATAATTTAGTAGCGAGCCAAAATCTACAAGGATCAGAAACTTTCTCTTCTCTTATATTAGATAAATCTTTTGGGTTAGAAGCGAACAAAGACTATTGGTTTGGCATTGTTGGCAGCTCAAAAATAGGAACTGGAAACGCTATAAAGTTTGGGCCTCATGTTTTGTACGAAGCGGAAGCTGCGCCAGAAACCTTAGTAGCTAATACATCTATTAAAACTTTATACAAGGACGCTTATAGTTTAGATTCTTTTGCTACTGGTAGCATTAACAAATATGTAACTGGGAATTCTGGAATTATTGATAAGCTTCTGGTATCTCTCACTGGGGGGGTAACAAACATATATGAAGAAGAAAAATTTATTTTCTCGACACTGCCAGTAGATGAAAGCGGTAATTGGTCTTATACAAGTTTTGATTATTCGATTGAGTTCAAAGATCCTTTAAACCCTTACCAAAACGTATCAAAGAAAGTAAAACTAACAGCGACAGGCGAATCTATAAACCCAGTAAATAGTGGTATGCCTTTATTCGAGTTGAAAGATTACGATACTGGCGTTCCTATAGATATTGGATTAAACTATGAACAAAGCGGGGTGTATTTAGTAGTTGATACTGGGCATCAGTATCAAAACTTTAAGTATAAAAAACAATCTTTCTAATCCTTAATCTTAGAGCCTTTTAATATATCTTCCAAAGAAGATAAAAAGTTAGCCCTCAAAGGTTTCGGAGTTTTATTGTATTGTTTTTTAGCCCTGCGATAAACTTTTCTTGTTATTGAATCTTCAGGATTAATTATTGATCTTAGTTTTTTTGATATTCTTCCATTCATAATTTTGCAATAAATACAGTAGAGTCTTTTATAAAACCCAATTTTTTATAAAATTTTTCATATTTTGGAGTGTTCGGATTTTTTGCTGAAGTTGATAATGCTACATACTTTATATCCATTTTTCTAGCTAAAGCAACAGCCTTCTTGAATATTTTAAACCCACTCCTAGGTTCTTTAGACACCCAAAGAAATTCATTAAGAAAGTTAACTCCGAATTTGTAATTCTTATCTTTCAAAAATATGCCAACTGCGTCAAATTTTTTATGCTCGTTTTCATTTGCAAAAACGATAACATCAAAACTCAAAAGTTTAGCATTTCCTAAGGCGTTTTTAATAGACTCTTTGTCTTGAATTAAATCGATAGCATGACCTTGAGTTTTGTTCTCTTCATAAAACAACTCATCTATATCGTCGATCATCCTCTTAAATTCTTCAGGATTTGTTATCCTTTTAATCATTTAGTTATTATACTAATTAATTTTCTGGCTTCTTTTGCGGGAATATCGGAAAAACTATTCCAATCTTTTACAGATTCATTGACATACTTCTCGGACTTCCACAAATCTCTCAGAAGCTCCTTGAAGGCATCGAAAGACTCTACCCCATGCTTCTCCCTGAGGTTCTTTTCAAGTAAGCCAGAAGGCGTTATAGGCGCACTGCTGGTGCTTTGGGAGCTTGATTTGGCTGATGGCTTCCCATTCGACTTATCAATCTCATCAGCGCCGACAATATTAATGTTTAGGAAGTTGCGAACGCAGCGCACAAAAGCTCTATTACAAGCAATGGTTTCAAGAAACTTGTAGCAGAAGTCGTCTGTGTTTTCTGCTGTAGCATTAGCGACATCTTCATAAGTAATGAATGAATGATCTGTTTCATAATTTCCATTCCATTGTATAGTGCATTTAGCGGTAACATAGTCTTCTTCTCTATCGGTTGAAAAGCGGACACTACTGAAACCACGCAAACGAGCAAGGTCTTTAATTCCACCAAGCATAATCAAAAGCTGATTATCTTTAAGCCCTTCCGTGGAGGTTGGCGTTTCTTGATTTCTCATGTCAAACCAACCCTTATTTGGGTAAAGAAATTCTGGTTTAATCATCGAGCGCCAATCAACAGAGCCGTCATCATTAAAGTTATACTCAACCCCATTAAGTAAACCGTGTTCGTCTCTCTGATAAACATCTGGACCAAAAACCTTTTTGGCTTTCGGGGTTTTTTTCTTGACGATTTTCTTTGCCGTTTTTTTGGCTGACTTTTTAGCTGTCTCTGTCTTGTTCATAAATATAAAAATAATCTAATTCTTCCCAGTAATTAGAATTATCCACTACTTTATCTTCTTTGTCAATATTATTTTTCCAATGATAAGTAGATTTATAAACATCGCCACCATCAACAACTAATTTAAAAGAGAAAAACTTATCAGTAAAGCTAACGCAATCTGGTTTTTCTTTTGGAGGGTCAAAATATTCTACTCTCTGCTCAAAATATTTAAAACGAATGTCGTCAAGAATTTGTTTATTTGTGACATATATTTTGAAGTCAATGTTTCTTTTCTTAAAGAAAGAAAAATACTCTTTAGGTATATCACCTATGTCTTCACTTAAAAATAATTTTATGCAATCTATATTGTGTGTAAAATTTGAAATTACATCTGGCTGTAAAACGTTGTTTTTTATTACAATATTGCACTTATGATTATCAAGATAAGAGTAAAAAGCCTCTTCGTTCACCTTACCTCTATCTAACCTAAGGTCGATAACGCTATCATTAAGAAAAGGAAGCTCTACATAAGACGTAGGTATAACATCAACAGAAAAATCTTTATTCTTATTGGTTAGTTTTGTCTTAAAATTTAGTTTGAATTTTGATTTTGGATTGAGAAGCTTGAAAACAGATTCTGCCACTTTCTCTGCTGAAATCTTATTAATGGAATCTTTCTCGTCTATTAAAGATAAAGAAGGTTTTTTATCCCAATCAGGAGACAGATCCACTTTATTGTTTTTGTTCGACCAATAAGGAGTTGTCACAGAAGGATAAACATTACCATATAAAGTAATAACTGGAATGTTTTCAGAACTAGCATATTGTGTGTAAGCATTGTCCACAGAAATAACAAGTTTTGATTTTGATACTATATAAGCATTCTTTTTGAAGTTTAGATTTGGGTATACAAAATCAGCACGGTTGGTCATATCTTTACCAGAACCGATCAATACGATCTTGATGCCTAATTCTTCTAATTTTGTTTTGATTAAATCAATAACCAAAGAGTAATAATTATAGCGTTTAGAATCTATAGACTGTTCGTTATATATTACTATATAATTTTGAGGAATTATTGGGTAATAGTGCTTATTTACTACTGGGTTAGAAGGCTTTACCTCCAGGTTTTTAGAATATTCTTTAATTATATGAGACATGATTATTTACCGTTATGAATGTAACAAGGGATTTTTTGCGTGGTCGTAGCTGGATAATACGCGGCTTCAAAAAAACCTTCGTGATCACCAAAACCCTCCATAGAAATTGGGTTGTCTAAAGACTCTGAATAGGGTAAGCATTTGTAGACATGAGGATTATCCTCTATGTATTCGAAAAACTCTGGCTTTGTGAATATATATATATTATGGTTTTTGTGTTTTGTCTGTAAATTCTTCATCAATGAATTAACGAATAAAAGATCAGTGCCAGACTGAGGAATTATAACAGCAACTCTTTTGCCCTTGTCTTCTTTTGAAAGCATCTCTTCAAAAGCTATTGGTTTTTTTAAATTTTCTTTTCTAGCTACTTCTATAAAATGATGATACAAATCTTTTTGAGATATTTTGTTGGAAGTTAAATCTGCATACCACTTTTTGAATCCATCAGAGTTGTGATCGACATCTTCTTGGATTATATTTTTATATACATCTATTATGAAATCTTTATCAGAAAGATTTTCAGGCATTTCATAAAGATCATTTAAATGCCTGTTTTTAATATCAACATCTTCATCAAGATATGGAACTGAATCAATGATATCCTCTAGTTGTTTACCTATAACTTCAATAGAAAAATTATCAATAACCCACTGCCTTGATTTTTTACCAAGCTCTACCCTTTCTTCTTCCGTCATATCATACACCCTCTGAAGATTTTCTACTATACTTTTAGGATCTGTAGACGCTTTAATAAATTGGGTACCTGGCTCACGATACTCGCTCCAATCAAGGGGTAATCCACCGCTTTCTTCAGAACAACTATCCTCACCACAAGAATAGTTAGTGACAAGGGTTATTAGTTCTGTTAATTTTGCTTCTTGAACTGGTATTTCTTGACCACCGCTAGTAAATGGATGACAATAAACATCCATTAAATTGTATACTTCATTAAGCTGCTCTTCAGAACAACCTTGGGATACATTGGTTGTATTTAATGTGTCTCCTCCACATTCTCTACATTTTTGTTTTTCTCCAGTAAAGTTTCTAACATGATAGGAGTTGCAAGATGAGCAGAAATATGTAGTTAGTATATCTCTTCTGTCGATGCCTTTTTCCTCAATCAACCTATTAATATCCCAACCTTCTCCCCAATGAGTATGTAGTAATAGTTTAGACTTTCTGTTTTTTTCTTTAAACATCTTAAAGCCGTCCAGTAAGTTTGGAACAGATTTTCTTAGTTGATTTCTGAAAACGAAACCGATAACAAATTCTCTTTCATCTATGCCGTGAAATTTTCTTAAATTGAGCCTATCTTCATCAGACATTCTTTCATAAACTTCTGTATCCAAAGAGCCTCTTAGAGTCTTTATATGCTCATAACCCATTTCTTTGAATGCTTTTTCTGCAAAACTGGACCACACATAGTAGTTTTTTACTTTAGGCGCAAATTGTATTGCTTGTGGTAGAATGGGCAAGCTGTCAAGAGTTGTCCAAATCATGGAAGAAACTTTATTCCACCAAGGCTTTCTATGGTAATCAGAAAATGCCCATATATCTTCAATACCAATATACAAATCTGGTCTAACTTCTTCAACTATGTTGTCTATTTCAAAATGTCCATACCCAGCTTTTCTTTTGTCTTCTTCTGATAATGCTTGGTAATTCTTAGGTATAGCCCCGTAACTTTTCCACGGCAATAAATCAAGTTCTTTGTCGCCAGACATTCTCATATTGGCAGCTTCGAAAATATTATATTTACCTGTTTTATATAAATATTTTAAAATATTTTTGCTATTTTTACCGAAACCAGTAAAAGCTTTGCAGAAATTGGAATGTATTAGTATTGTTTTTTTTCTCATTTTTTAAGAGATTCGGTTCTGAAATTAAAAATTTCTTTAATTACAAATTTAAAATACTCAACCAACAAATAAGCTTCAGACATCTCTAATCCAATGCCAAATTTATTAGCAGAATTTCTCATGACAGAAAAAGAAAAGGCTTTTGTTCCATCTTTTTTTGTATAAGGAGCTAGGGAAATAGAGGTCTTATTATCGTCAAAACTATGAAAAGCGTTAAATTTTTCATAATTTTCTATGGCATAAATAAAGCCACCTAGCTCTGATTCGTTAAACTTAATAGATGCTGATTTCTCTGGGTCTTTTGAATTACCAGAAAAGGAGCCTGTTTTTTTCTTCGAATCCCAGGAGTATTGCTGAACCGCTGTCATATACAAACAAGGTTCGTTGGTCTTTCCTTGCACACCTAAACGAAAACCAAAAGCATTTCCAGTGTTTTTAGAGTTGGGTTTATAAAAGTTAATCATATTTTATGTATACTATGTAGATCTCCTTTTATTTCTATTTTTAAATTTATTTAGAATCTTTAAAAGCGGGATTGTCTCCGTCTACGACTGGACTCACTAGAATTTTTTCTATTGTTTTGTAAACTAATTCAGAACACTTTAGTTTTTTTAAGTAATTAAACGACTTGCTAGATTGAAGTGAAATATTTAGTAGTTTTTCTGGTCTTTTGCATTCAAAAACAGAAGTTTCCAAAAGGTAATCAAACAATAAATTATGATAATAAAGGGCAGTGGCTATTCTCATTATGTGGTCAAAGTTTTCCTTTTCCGTTAAGAAATCAAAGGAATTGTATTTACAGTATTTTTCAAAAAAACTTAATGAATAGGCCTTATTGAAACCACAATTCAATATAATATTGCAAATATCAAAAATTGGATTGCCAAGATGAGTGAAATCTAAATTACGAACTTTGTACAATCCATCTCTAGTTGTAATACTGGCTAAGTTTAAGTTACCATGGCAGCACTTATTTGAATCCGTGATCCTAGAATCTATGGATTCATATATCTCCTCTCGTAATAAAGAAAATACATCCTTTATAAATTGTAATTCATAATTAGTTTCTAATAGTTTATAAAAAACACTATCTTCATCTTCTAGGTTTGTCCTATCAAAATTTAACTTTAAAAACTCCAAAAATGTTTTATCAGTTTTTGATTCGTTTAATCTTTTTAATGTAAAAAATAAAGATGTACTATACTCTAAAACAGAAAGAGAACCGAGCTCTGTTATATCTTCTCCTTCGTCAAACTCGCAAATCAAAAACAATATGTCAGATCCTATTCTGATGACACCAGAATCTACATAAGAACTAGCTTGAATTAATTTATTGTTTTTATAAAAATCTATTTCATTAAGCAAATTTGGGTTGTCTTTGTCTAGAGAAACCCTAATAGAATAAGATTTTTCACCAGACTCCACAACGTAATGATCAAAGTTTTCATTTTGATCGAAATCTATCAGTTTGGAAATGTCAAAAGGCTCTTTGCTTTTTAAAGATATTTGTTGTATAATGTTATAAGATGGTTCCCCTTCTTCAATAACGTTATTCTTAAAAACGCTAAAAGCCCTTCCAGTAAATAAATCAGAACATTTCATCTAATAAAATTATACTGGAAGGGCCTGTTATTTCAAGATCAATAATGTTTATGCACTACCAATTCTTTGGTTTTTTAGGCGCAATGCAGACAGGCTTGTCTTGGCAAACTTCCTGTTTACGCGGTTGTTCCTATCAAAAACCGTAACATATGACGGCGATTCGGAAACGAACTGAGCATTGATAGACTCTCCAGTTTTAGTATAAAGACCGAAGAAACGACCTTTGCTATTACGGATTGCCTTCATGATTTTGTTTTGTTTTGTTTTGTTCATACATGAATGTTAACAAACCTTAATTCTATTGTCAACACTTTTTATGCTAATTTCTGAAGTTTTTGAGTTTTTAACTACGATTTTGGCGACAGGAACTTGTATTTTTTCTCTGATATAATTCTTGATATCCCTTGCGTGTAAGCCTGACTGCTTAATCCTATCAAAAACACAATCAATAGAGGACTTATTAAACTTAATATTAATGCCTTTCTTGATAAGCTTGTCTTTAATCTTGTTTAATTCAAAGGATATAATCCGCTTTAGATCTGAATCCGAAAGGTCATCAAAAACCATTACTTCATTAATTCTAGCAAGCAATTCTGGTTTTAGTTTTTTCTTTACTGATTCATTATAAGAATCTGATCTGGCAGATTCTGATTGAACAAAACCCATACTCTTTTTATTAGCTTCGGCGTGACCTATGTTGCTGGTCAATATAACTACAGCCTTAGAAAAGTCAACTTTCTCGTGCCTGTTATCTTCTATGTAGCCTTCATCAAGAAGGTGAAGCAATAAATTCAAAACCTGGGGATCGGCTTTTTCAACCTCATCAAAAAGAACCACGCAATTAGGATTGTCTCTTACAAACTTAGTCAGCAAACCTCCTTCTTCATAACCAACGTAGCCAGAGTTAGCACCAATAAGCTTACTCATGCCAGTCTTATCATAAAGTTCACTCATATTAATCTGGAGCATCGCTTTTTCATTACCAAAGAAGTTCTTGGCTATCTTTTTTGCGGTATATGTTTTACCTACGCTTGTAGGACCAACAAAAAACATACTAGCTAAAGGCTTGTCTTCGTCTGTTAAGCCAGCCTTAGCGCAAGAAAGCAAATCATTGATCTTCTTAAGCACCTGATCCTGACCAAAAACCTCACTCATCATCCTTGGTAAAAATGAGGAAAACCCTTGTCTGCTGTTTTTAATTTGCTCTATAGATACTTTGCCGTGTTCCGAAATAACCTCAAGAATATCTTGCTTTTTAATATTCACTGGATTAGCCATGCATTCATCGTTGACAGTCTTTAACTCCTCGACAAATTTATTAAACTTATCTTTTATATCTTCAACCTCAACATCACCGCCCTTAGAAATTATATCCACAAGGTCATCGTGGCTTTTTAAAATCTTACCACAAGGCTTGAGGTTTCTTATCTTAACTCTTGAGCCGACTTGATCTATGATATCAAAAGCTTTGTCTGGGAATTTTTTGTGACTAATCAAAGAATGAGATAAATCTACTATAGAATCTACGATGGGTTTTGAAAACTTAACATGATGAAACTCTTCATATTTTGATTTACAGTTGTAGAGAATTTTTTTAGTTTCCTCTTTTGATGGTTCATCAACCTCGATGTTGAAGAACCTTCTTTTCATTGCGCTGTCTTTTTTGAATATCTTATCGTATTCGGCGTTTGTCGTAGAACCAATGCATTTAATTTCGCCTCTTGCAAGCAGCGGCTTTAGCATGTTAGCTGCATCAACTCCGCCTTCTTGATTGCCACCAGCACCAAAGATTGTATGAACTTCGTCAAAGAATAAAATGATGTGGGGGTTTCTCTTAGCTACATCAAGAAGAGATTTTAATTTTTGCTCAAACTGTCCCCTGTATTGGGTTCCAGCAAGCATTGTACCTAGATCGACACTTAGAATTTCCATTCCTAAAAGATTTGTTGGTACGTCTGCTTGACAGATTTTTCTTGCGAGAAATTCTACGATTGCGGTTTTTCCAACCCCAGCCTCTCCAGTTAGTATAGCGTTGCATTTATTTTTTTTAGATATTGTTTCTATTAGTAGGTTTATTTCTTTCTCTCTTCCGTAGATATCGGGTAGTTTGCCATCTACATATAATTGACTTAAATTAGTAATGAAGTCTGGCATATTGGACTCTTCTGCGAGAATACTCTGACCCTCTTCGTTAGATAAATCTATATCAGAAAAATTTTCTATAAGATCTTCAAAACTATGATCGAGGTCCTCAGGATTTTCTATATCCTCTACAAGAAAATCATTTAACTTACTCTTAAAGGATTTAAAATTTATAATAAAATCATCAATACTCTTAAAGACATAAGTAGATGTATTAATTATCCCAAGAATAACATGCTCAATACCCACATAATACTGATTCAAGTCATTGGATACATCATTAGCAGCTTTAATCGCCTCAGTAACTTCTTGGTGCCAAAGGTCTGAATTATCGTTAGCAAAAAACTTATCGTTGTTTTCTTCTTTTGCTTTTAAAATAACGTCAATCATATCCTCATCTTTAATAAGGACGCCATTACTCAAAAGAAAGGACTTTAAATGAGAAGAGCTATTCTTTATGCACCCATATAAAACGTGCAAATTGTTAATGTTTTTGTGGTCAAGCTCCTTAGCTATATCATAAGCATCTTTATATGCTTGTTTTGCTCTAGGAGTAAGATTAAAATCCTTAAATATCACATCATTATATACACTCATTTTAGTTCGGATAGTTTCATATAAATTTTTTCTTCTATAGTCTCTATTTTATCAACAAATACTATATCTTCGCCAACATTGCCAACGATTATGGCAATATTGCCCTTCTTAGGTAACTTTTTACCAGAGTTTAGGAAGTCAGTCAACCTTTCTTCTCTGTCAGAATCAAGAAACAAACCACAAACAGAACCAACTTCATCCTGCATTTCAAGTCTAGCATATTTGTTGCCGTTTCTGCTTGTTCTTTTGACAATGTCTGTTATGTCTCCGACAAACTTAACACGCCTTCTCTCTGGTGAGTTTCTGATCTCTTCAGAGGTATTGAAGGAGGGTTCGTCTCCACTAGTAAATATCTGTCTTATGTTATAAGAGTAGCTATAACCAAGAAGCTGGGTTTCAAAATGCCAGTTGGCAAACTTTATATGACTAGAGTTCTGCTCGTATATACTCTTGTATGGTTCATACTTCTTCTTGAATGTATTAAACCTTCTGTCTGGGAACAATACCCTACCATCATCAGCTGGAGTATTCTCGCTCCTGCAAGAATGAATTGTATTCAAGATGTCATAATTAAACTTCTCACCAAGCTCTATAACATTTCTTTTCTCTCTGTCTGTAAGGATGTTAAAGGTCTGAGCTTCTAGAACTAATCTACAACGATCAGAGGTAACAAAAGAATCAAGAAGACCAGCCTGAATAAAGGCTGACATTGTACCGATGTTAACACCACAATCCTTTGCGGCTATAAAAACATCATACTTATTATGAAACTTACTCTCTCTAAAATCAATAAGAGACTCTATAACTTTTTCAGACACACCTTTGATTGAGTTAAGCCCGTATCTAATGTTCTTACCCTCGATTTTAAAATCGAAATCAGAAAGGTTGAGATCTGGTGGCAGCAATTTAATATCAAAGAATGAAAGCTCTTGTGAAATTTTAGCGATTTCCTCATGTGCATTAGGCTCAAACCTAGACATCTTAAGGAGGCTCAAAAAGAACTCTTGTGGATGATTAAACTTAAGCCAAACAGTAATAGCGGCTAAGTAAGCATAAGATATACTATGTGACTTGTTGAATGAGTAGTTGGCAGAGTCTTCTGCTACCTTCCAAAGAACCTCACCTATAGCTGGGTCTAAATTATTCTCTTTAATCTTCTCTTCGATCTTTGTCTTCCATGCTGGCATTTGATCTACTTTCTTTTTACCAACAATCCTTCGAAGCTGCTCAGATTCATCAAGACTAAATCCAACCTTTACAGCCATCTTCATAAGCTGCTCTTGATAAAGTGGGATACCTCCAGTATAGCTAAGTATATCATCAAAGAACTCATGAACAGACTGGAACTCTCCAGTCCTGACATAATCAGCATAACTATCCTTAAAGTCTAAAGCCCCAGGACGAGCAATAGCGACAACAGCAGAAAGCTGTTCTAAGTTTTGTGGCGCAATTTGTTTGCATACTTTAAAGTTTGTGTCAGCTTCAATCTGAAAAAGACCTTTCGGTTGTCGTAAGCAAGACAAGGCAGCATAAATAGTTTCATCAGCAGGATCTATTGAAGATGAATCTATACCAAGCTGCCTACAGGTATCATGAACAACAGAAAGGGTCCTCAAACCCAGAATATCAAACTTGACACTCAAGCTTGCTACATCATCCATATCATAACCAGAAACCAAAGACCCATCATTTGTCTTTTGTAAGGGCATAATGTCCTCTTGTTTATAATAAGAGATAGAAATGCCAGACGGATGAACGCCAGTATTTTTAATTAAACCTTCAAGCTTGTGAGCTATCTTGAATGATTTTTTATATTTATCGGCAAACTTTTTAAAAGATTCGCTTTCTTCATAAGCCGCATCAAGCTTCGCTACTTTACCAAAGTGTTTGGGGATTGTATCGCTGATTTGATTTACTTCCATTTCTGAAAGTTCATCAACAATCTTCCCACACTCTTTCATGCAGAGTTTAGAACTGAGCGTATTGAGAGTTAGGATTTTGGAGGTTTTGCCCTCAAACTTTTGCTCAATATAGTTAATAACTTCAACCCTCCGATCATAAGAAATATCGTTATCAATGTCAGCAAGCAAAGAACCGTCAAGAAAAATCTCTCCCTCATGTTCAATTTTCCTTGCTCTACTCTTAGAGACAAATCTTTCAAAAAACAATTCATATTTAATTGGGTCTATGTTGGTTACACTTAAGAGGTATAAAACTAAACTACCAGCTGCACTACCTCTACCAGCGCCAGTTGGAATGCCATTATTCTTACAGAAATCCATGATGTCCCAGTTTAGGAGAATATAATCAACAAAACCTAGATCATCTAGGATATCAATCTCCATCTGGACACGATCATAATAATCTTTTCTGTTGTCTTGTTTGGTTATTCCTCTCTCTCTTAGTCCTCTGCGGCATAACTGCTTTAGGATGTCTAAGCTGCTGCTATCAGCATTAAGACCAAGAGATTGCAGGGTGCTTTCTGGAACACTGATCTCTGGCAGTTTAACACCAACTGGAAATGGGTTTTCATATCTCATAATTCAATATCGTAAAGCTGCTTGTGGAATATTTCAAAGTTCATTTCTATATCATAAAGAGCGTCATGTAATCTTTTCGGATCAAAGTCAATGTCATACTTCTTTAACAATGTGAGTTGTGAAGTTTTTAATCCACGCTGTCTGTAATTCAACCACCTATACTGCCAGTAGATGAAGTCTTTCTTGTCAACAGGAGCCTCTTTTTCAATGGCTGTGGCTATTGCTTTTGTGTCAATGATTCTGTTAATGTAGTCTTGCAGCAAAGGTTCACCAATAAGCTTACGCCAAACGTCAACCATATAAACATCAAAGCCCAAAAGATTCTGCCCCACAATGAGGTAGTCATCATCATATAGATACTTAGAGAACTCGTCCCAAACTTTTTTAGGGTCTTCAGCGTTCTTTTCATAATAGCTTTTGCTGAAACCAGTAATTCTGGCGGCATCCTTTGATACTTTTAGATCATCCCACTTGATTAGTTTATCATATTTCTTGATGACTTTGTTGCCTTCAGCGACAATCCATGCGGCTTGCCAAGGCTTTGACTTAATCAAGTTTAAACCTTCGGTTTCGGTATCGAAGATTATATACTTTTGTTTTCTGTTGAACCTTAATAGTTGTGTGTTCATGCGTTTTCTAGATATGATTCCCAACAAAATTCATCGCTGGAAAAGTGGTTTAAATTGGGGTTTGAGAGTGTCGCTTGTCTGCCAAAACTCCTGTTGGTCAAGATTTTGTATGTCTGTAGAGCTTCTACATCCTCTCTGTTCTTGTAGCAAATTGTCTTTACATTGCTAATCTTATAGCTGTTCTCGGCGAACTCAAGAACTTTTTGCTCTATTAACCTATCATAAGGAAGATTGTTTTTCTCAACCCAAAACACAGGATCAAAACCTTTCAGTTCTGGTATGCAGTTCTTCAAATACAGATTGTTCTGGTGGATAAAGCTATCATAAAACGGAACCACAAAAGATAGAGACTTGTCATCCCATAGTTTTTTTAAATCTTTATATCTAAGCTTGCCATTATTCTCAACAAAAGCAAGAGAATATATCTTGTTTAAAAGAACACAGCCGCGATCATCCAGTGCAAATATAACCACCTTGTGATCAGAGTCGTCGTCAAGATTCTCGTTGCTCATGGTGATTCTTAAACCATAAATCAAATCTATATTGTTCTTCTGGCAAAGATGAAAAGCTTTCATGAAACTGGTCAGGTTATCTTCGACCAGTATGACTTCTTTTAGATTGTTTTCTTTAGATATGTCAACTATTTCTTCTAGGGTAAGAATGCTCTTACCTATCGAGTAGGTTGATTTGAAAATTGGCTTCATTATGTTTGTATGATACCACAGCAATAATAATAAGTCAAGAACAATGAGCAGGACAACCTGGATAATATTTCATTTCGTGAGAGCCTCCTTCTGGAACCATTGATTCATCAAAGTCTTCCTCAAAACAACTAGATACAAAATTGCCATCTTTGTCTTTTATTTCATGATAAAAGAAATCAAATTTCATGCCGCAATGCCACATTGGAGTTCCATCTTTTTTAAGCTGACCCTTCTCTTTAGCAAAACCACAAAGAAGCTTGCAACTAAAAGAACCGTCTTCTGGAAAACCTTTATAAGCTGCCATGTTTTTCGTGGCAGAGTCTTCGTTAAAGTTGTCTAGATATTCTTGTATCTCTGTGAGATGATGCTCAAAACCATGAAGATCATCCTCATCTAGTGGTGTCATTTTTATAACCCCAGTGTCTTTAACATCTGGAATTAAATCGAATTTTAAAAACAGAAACTCACTTTGTTTTGTATCGTATTCTGGAAACAAATGTTTTACAGCCAAACTATACATCAAATCTTGCATGTTGTCTTCAAGCTCTTTACCTTTGAATGTCGCTTTGCTCGTTTTAAAGTCCCTAATCAGCGCATACTTCTTATCTTCATAAAGAAACAGCTTATCAATGAATCCGCGAATCTTATACTTTACAGTTCCATCATTAACTACAATATGAAAATCCTTCTCAGAGTGTTCTTCTGTTGGTTTATCATGCGTATCACCAAAGAAGTCATACATCAAACCGTTTAGTGTCATCTCTTTCATTAATAAAACGTTTTCATTGTCGTCCACGCCTTCTCTTACAGCATGTTTCATCATTAAACGTTTAATCGGCTCAGAACTAAAAACATCAAGCGTTTTTTTAATTTGCTCAAAATGTTTTCGGTGCCTTGGATTACCCAAAACCTCAAAAATCAAGTGACAAATAGAACCTCTTCTGGCTCCATCATTACTTTTATCTGGAAGTTTTAGTTTATACTTGCACCAGTAAAGCCAAGAACAACTCTCAGCTGTCTTGATTCTACTAGCGGATAATGTTGTTTTTGGTTCACTCATTTAATTTTTTGGATTTTTTAATATGGCTCTTGGAGAATTTTTGATCATGCTTTGAAACAAAGTCTGATATAAACTGTCTTTGTTTTGTAACATCTGTTTCTGTTTTTGACCAAGAAACTAAATCTGATTCAGCTTCATGAGCCTCACCAAGATCATTAAAACCTTTTGGTGGCACTTTGATTGACAAGATATCAAGATCGAAGTAACTAGATAGTTTTAGATAATTTTTTATGGAAGCCATCAAACCCCTGTTTACTTCCGAATTAAAATCGTTGTTGCCAGCGATGATGATTCTATCAAGACTTTTGCCAGAAAGATATGCAATTATAGAGGCGCTAACTGACAAACCAAATATAACCAGCACGTTCTTAATCCCTTGGTTGTAAAGAGCCATAGCATCCCCTATACTCTCAACAAGATAAACCTCCTTCTTCTCGTCAATAATGGAATCAACAGTGTCTTCGTTTGGTATATAAGCTGGGTAAATCCAATTGTTTTTCTTGCCTATGTGCTTCCATTTGGCAGAATTTCCATCATCAACCCTTCTGCCAGAGAAACCAACGATTTGAGAGTGTTCGTTATAAATAGGGAAAACCATTCTCCTATACATGTTACCAGAACCAGCCAAGCCTAGCTTAAAAAACTTTTGGGTGTCCTCTGATATATTTTTGTTATTATAAAAATTGTAGTTTGGAAATAACTTATCCAAAATAGATTCATCGTAAACTTTGTCCATCTCAATTAATGTTTTGGGTTTATATTCTTTAAGGTTATCGGGCTCTGAATTTAAACTCTTAAGAATTTCTTTAAGTCTTTCTGGTTGCCCCTTAAGAGTAAGTTCTATTAGGTTTTTAAGTGGCTTGTGTCCGCTTTCAGTAACATAGTCGTTCCATACCCCGCTGTTTTTATAAATCTGAACAGCTGTTGAATTATCTCCATCTCTGTAAAGCGCACTAGTTCTCCAATGGTTGCCGCAGTCAACCAGTTTATAACCAAGTTCTTCTAAGATTTGTTTATACATATCAGACATTTTCGAAATCTGGAAGTGAGTCTACTTGTGACTCATCTATATCTCCCCCGCCTTCTAATGAGCGAGCTATATCACGAAGGTCACCTCTTTCAGTAATATTAAAATTCTTGAACTCAAGGTTGACAGAATTCTTTCTAAGCGAATCTCCTACTTGAACAGGCTCAAGCGCTCCAGCAACATCTTTGCCGAGGTGTCTTGATTTGATGTTTATTAATTTATGAGTACCAAACCTTCCTCCTTCAGACTCTATTTCGTCAGCAGTCTTATTCCGAAGAATAAACATGTGAGAACAAAATTGAATGATTCTATCAGATAGGGAAACAATACTCTCGTCATCGACAATGTTTTGTGCGTTGCGGTTATTGGTTATTCCATACCTGTTTGACTGAACAGAAGTAATCATCGGTATAATAGGTTCCCCATCGTGAAGTATTTCTTTTTGAACACATTTCTTGAATTTGTCCACCATTTCTCCAACAAGCTGCCACTCATTCTTGTTAGCAGATCCTTCGCTAGTAGTCTTAATATAATCAAAAGAAAATATCATCTTGTTACCCCTGCCAACTTTAGAGTAGTAAAATCTCTTGAGGGTGTTAACCATAGAATCAACATCCATACCGCCAACATTATAATAATAAAACTTTAGATTCTTAACTTTATCCCATGTCTCTCTTACTTTTCTGACCACATCTTCTCCAGCTTTTCTCCATTTGCCGCTTTCTAAAAGATGAGATGGTACTCCAGAGATTGCCGCACACTGTCTCATAATGAGTTCTTCTTTACTCATCTCTCCATTATCAAAATGTAAAACAGGGACATCGTATTGAGACGCTACTTGAGTTGCGTAGTGCATACAGAACTGAGTCTTTCCAACACCAGAACGAGCGACAACAACCGTAATGTTTCCTGGTCTTAAGAGGGACCCATACATCTCATTAACCTTTTTGTGTGGACCCATCATGCCAAACTCATCAATAGGATTGTTACCCCTATCTTCAATAATGAACTCCATCTCGTCATAAATATTGACGGGTTCATCATCGCCAGTTTCATACAGGTTTATTCTTGAGTTATAAACATTGTCAGCTTTCTCAATGATCTCATGATAGGTAGTCTCTGGAGAAACAGATTTCATCTGCTTCGCCATCTCTTGAGCGGCTTTATAAATACCTCTCCTTACAGAAACTTTCTTTAACTCTTTAGCTGTCTTAATAAGGTTACCTTTAGGCACCTTCCTTAAAGCAAGAGACTTGATGTAATCAGAAGGGTTAAGCCTATCTTCAAAAGACAAACCTATACTAGCTATTCTTTGTCCGATTATAACCTCATCAATCTCTTCGCTATTCTCGATAGCTTGTTTAATGATCGTAAAGATAGTCTTGTGAAGATTTGATTCTTCAGAATAAAAATCATCGTGGTCTATGAAATTAGCAATATCACAGAAAAGCTCTGGCTCTTTAATTAAAGCAGCCAGTAATTGTTTTTCGAGTTCTAAGTTATAAATCATCTGTTTTTATTGTCAACCTCTTCCACCTCACCAATGATATAATACGACACAGCTTTCTTCAAGCCTAACTCAACTATAGAGGAGTCGAATTTCGAGTATATAGTTGGAGAACCGTTTTCTGTGCAGACGGCGAGAATGATACCTTTGTATTTATCAGCACCGCCACTAAACTCATAAATTTTTTCTATGAAGTTATCGGGTATGCAAAATTCTATGTTTTCTTCTTTCATAAAAATATATCTTGGTCACTGAATAAGGATGCGTTTATCTCATCTGTAGTATAAACCTCTACCAACTTTATATCATTGATTTCACAGAAGTCAAGTTTCTTCTGGTCTCTTTTTAGCTGGTCTAGGTATTTTAACCTGTTCTTGTGGAAGTGTTTTACATAGCGAACGTGTTGATCCCCTTGGACTTCAACAGCAACTCTTTTGTTTGCGTTGTAAAAATCCAAAGAAAGCTTTGTCCCGACTATTCTGAACTCTTCAAAAACAATATCGTTTTTCCAAAAAGGTTTTAAGAAATCTTTTACCCTGTTCTGGAATTTACTTCTGCTTTTGGCATCCCAATCAATCAAATATTTTTTAGCACTCTTTAGGTTTCTTGGTCTACCTAATGGGTCTAAAAATTTCATGTCAAATCGCTAATAGCGTTTTTAAAATAGCTAATTAAAAACGAGGATGTTTTTTCGTTATCTTCAATAACCTTAAATAGGTTGTTGTCTCCTTGCATTTTATCTGGAAACTCTAAACCGTTCTCTATAATGATTTCTTTAAATTCATCAGTAACTTGAATCCATGAGCCTTTTTTCTGAACAAACTCCCAAGCATATAGAAGATCAACAATCTCTTTCTCAATCCAAATCGATGTGCCATGTTTTCTTCCATAACGCACTGGATAAGTAATTCGGGTATTGGTCTTCTCGTTTGGCGACTTCTTAACAGTAACGTTTGCAAAGTGCCCTATAGGCGGGTTTTTATGCATGTCCATCTTTTTGATTGATGGGTTCTGCAAAATAATATCTTTACTAAAGCGAGGTTCAAACTCAATAATCCAGTTAGCAAAATGTAACAAAGCATTACCTCCTGTGGCGCTTGTCTGTCTTATTGGCGCTTTTGTATATGGGTCTAGCTTAATGTCTGCCCTAACCTGAGATATGAAAATAGCCATGTGACCACGTTTAGCAAGAGCTATCGACATCTTCTTCATGAAGGTGGCAGCGACCACCGCTCCACCAGCAACTTTAGCTGAATCTTCAAAACCTTTAGCTTCATCATTTTTAAGAATTAAACCATCAACAGAATCTAAAACAAAACAATATTTTACACCTTCTTCGTTGTTTGCAACAAGCTGCCTCATTAAATCAACAACTGTTTCGTAGATGTTTGATTCAAAAACAAAACAAGTTCCATCAACCCACTCATCGGCTGAGAACACAAATTTGATTCCAGACCTTTCCCTCATCTCTGGAGAAAGGCGACCTTCTGCTTTGAAATATACACCTTTGGATTTAGGTATTGAAACCATGAAATTTTTCATGACCTCAAGAGCTTCAGAGGTTTTCCCTCCTTCGTTCATGCCACAAAAGCGATGAAGTCCTGGTCCGAATCCGCCACCGAGTTGTAAATCAAACTGCAAAGAGCCGCTTGATACTTTATAATCAATTTCTTCTTCGAAATTGTAATGGTCGTCCTTGTTTGTTTTTAGGAAATTTTTTAGTAGGTTTGTTGAATCACTCATTTAAAAAGTCTTTTGTTGTTTTGGTTTTTCTTTTAAGGTCTCTATCTTCTCCAACCTTCTCACCTATATTATACTTGTCATACTTACTCTTGTCAAGTTTGTAATTAAAAGCCCTCCACTTTTTATCCATGGTGTCTTTTAATTTGGGGCTAAGAAGATAGGTGAGTGAATCTAGTTTCTTCCAAAAAGTAACTACATTCATAAATTCGAGAGAGTATCGGTTACACAAATCGTTGAGTAACTTCATCTCTCTGGCGTAAAACATACGCTTGCTTGTTTTGGGTTCGTTAAGCAGCCGAAGAATGATTTTTCTTTTATTTATTTTAGGCTTCGCTGGGACTTTGCTTCTCTGCTTTTTCTTTTTGGTGGGCTCACCAAAGTTAAAACCACAATCACAAGCTAATGTTCTTACGCCCACAAAAATATTACACTCTGGGCATCGCTTTTTACCTCTAGGCATCAGGTCATCTTAAAGCAAACTTATGTCATTGTCAACCATCTTTTTCACCAAACCGTAGAAGTCTGTTTTTCTCACCCAGACCATTTCTTTTTCTGCAAGAGTTGGATCACCAAGTAGTAAATTAACTTCAGCTGGTCTGTAATATTTTGGATTTATTTTAACGAGCATTTGGTCGCGGTGAAAATATTTAGAGTGTGATCCCTCACCTTCCCAATAGCATTCATCTGGATTAAATCCAGCGAAGCCAAATGCAGACTCTACAAACTCACGAATGGTATATGTTTCTCCTGAAGCTAATACATATTCTTTTGGTTTTTCTTGATTAAGCATTAGCCAAATACCCACAACAAAATCTTCAGCATCAGACCAATCTCTTTTAGCATCAAGGTTGCCAATTTCCAGAGGTTTGACTTCTTTATCGTCTCTGATTTCCTTAACAATTCTAGCTACAGCTTTTGTGACCTTGCGAGTAAGGAATTCCTCACCTCTCCTTGTGCCTTCATGATTAAACAACCAACCCTGAATGGCGTATAAATCATAACTTTCACGCCATACCTTTACCAAGTGCCTTGCAGACGCCTTAGAAGCTCCGTAGGGGCTTCTCGGGCGTAGTGGGTGAGTCTCGTCCTGTGGAGCGGTCACAACGTCTCCAAACTCCTCTGAAGAGCCAGCATTGTAGTATCTGCACTCTGGACAGTGCTTGCGAATCGCCTCAAGTTGATACAATACTGCCATGCAGTTTGTATTCATGTGATTTTCTGGCATGTCCCAGCTCACTCCGACGAAAGAATTCGCCGCAAAGTTGATAAAGTAATCTGGTTTCTCCTCTGAGATAACACGATTAACATTCGACTGATCAGTGATATCAAGATCGATGAGTTTAAAGCGGGGATTGTCTAATAGATGTTTGATGTTTTCGTGGTTTTTAACACTCAGTCTACGAACGCCAGCAACGATTATGTGTTCAGTGTTATCTAGTAGATAGTCAGCCATGTGACTACCGTCTTGTCCTGTTACTCCTGTGATAATTACTTTTTTCATTTTATTTGTATTTTAATATAAGATCAAAAGCTAAAGATTCAAAATATTGAGTTAAGATTTCTGTATTTTCAATTACACAATGGCCTCCTATTTTTTCTGTTGGGTATAAAACAGGTCTTATAACATTTTTTTTGCCTGTTTTTTTATAGCCATCATTATAAGTATTATTATATCTTGTAGAAACTTCATCAAAAGAAACATTTAATTGATCACATATCTTCTTTACTTCTCCATGCCAAGCAATACACAATCCATAATAAGTAGTATCTAATAACTTGGATATTTCAGAGGTTACAGAAGTTACTTTGTTTATTTTTAATTTTAAATTTTTTAAATGTTTTTCTAATTCGGGTATTTCAAAATCACAACCCCAAAAAGTCTCAAAAGTTAAAAGACCCTTTAATAAATTTGGGTGAACACCTCTAACTGGACAATGAGAAACCTTGAATACATCGTTTGTTCTCTTGTTTATTTCTTCGATTGTTTTAGGTGCAATGGTGGAATGAATCACACAATACTTGGGCTTTGTTTCGTTTAGAAAATCAACCACTAAATTGATAAAATTTTTATCAAAAGGGACGCAGATATGTATTACATCTAAATCATGAAGACCTTCGTCAGTATCTAGGTCTTTTATTTTAACTTTTTGATTATATAGAGATGATACGGCTTTGCCTATTTCTCCAAATCCTAATATTCCTATTTTTTTCATTATCTATCTTTTACTTTTTTGTAACCCATCTTTTGCAACTCCGAAGCCACAAGGTTTCTGTTGGCTGATGCCGTCCAATGAGATGCATTTTTATCGTTTCCGTAATTCCAACCCTTTTCAAAATTTGAACCCCATAATTCTTTATGGTAAGCTGGATGCGGTGGAACAGCGGTTTCTATCCCAGCCTCCATATAAGCGTTGGCTGATAATTGCATGTCCTCGCCAGTTTCAAAAGAGATTGGAGGTTTTGACCATAGATACTTTAGATATTCTGTTTTCAAAAACCAACTATGACCAACCAGATCAACCACTTGTAATTCATTATTGTTATATCCATTCCAGCCAACTTTTTCATTTGGGTCATACTTGTCACCCTGAAGTAAAACGCCAGTGGTTCCTAAAATATATTTACCGTCCGCATAATTTAAACAATTTTCAAACCATTTTTTATTGGGTATTGTATCGTCATCAAATATGCATACATACTTAGTCTTAGCCATTAGAGCTAAAGCGAATCGACCATGATATCTAAAATTGTGATTACAAGTAACTACCTTACATCCTAAGCCAGTTAAATCAACTTGCTCCTGATCTTCGGGTTTGTTATACCAAATCCATATTTCTTCTGCGGGAACAGTTTGAGCTTTAATTGCTTCGATTTGCTCTTGAAGATATTGAGGGCGTTTATAGCAATTTAATATAACCGTAATCATTTGCTTTTTATATATAGATGCATTAATACTTCATCACCGTGAGATCCAGCACCAGAAGAGCCGCCAGTTCGATATCGGTTTTCCCAATAGTTTTTTGAATTAAATTTGCTCATATTATTTCTTTGATTTTTAAGCTTGATTGTCCATCTCCATAAGGGCAAGTTGAATTTATTTCATAATTTTTTATCAATGAATTAAATTCATTTTCTAAATCACATGGAGATCTGCACAGATAAAGATGTCCTGTTTCTATAGCTTCAGGGCGCTCTGTAGTTTTTCTGCAAACTATAACTTTTTTGTTGAAGAAGCTCGCTTCTTCTTGTATACCGCCGCTGTCACTAATAATGAGTCTTGATTTAACTAAAATTTCCAATAAGTCTTCGTGCGACATGGGTTCGACAACGCTTACATGTGTTAAAATATTTTTGTGTTTTTGTACATTTGGATTGGGATGAATTGGTAATAAAAATTCTAATTCAGGATTAGTTTTTGCTAATTGATTGATTTTTAAAAACCACTCGTTTATTTGATGGTGATTTTCTCTCCTGTGTAATGTTACTAAAACCTTATTCGTATACTCGCATTTATTTTTATATGGTAGCAAGTTATCTAATATGGTATTTCCAACTACATGACACTCGCCTTTTACCCTTTCGTTTGTTAAGTTTTCTTTAGACAATTCAGTAGGGCATAGGTTTATATCAGATAGCCTAGATATCATTTGTCTATATCCCTCTTCTGGATAAGGATGGTTTAAATCATAACTTCTAAGACCCGCTTCTAAGTAATATATTTTTTTCTTTTTGTTAAAGGCGGCTACTGCACAAGCAAAGGCTGACGCAGTATCTCCTTGTATTAATACCGAATCAAAATCAATATTTGGAAATTGGAGAATGCAGTCGCTTATTAATTGATCTAGTCTGTTGGTGCTATCTTTGATTGTTATCTTATAATCTACTTTTATATCTTTAAGTAAATCTGGGTGCTGGCCTGTAAATAAAAGTTGATAGTTATCTAATACTTTTATTAAAGGCTTAATTTTAAGCCATTCAGGACGGGTTCCAAAACACAATAAAATCATAGTAAACTCCAAAATTTATCTACCGCATTATTGCACTCCTCTCTAAAAGTGTCAAGACCTTTATTTTTTATTTCTATTAAACTTCCTATTCTTTCAGAATTGCCAACAAATTTACAACCACAGAGAGAAGCTTCCGCAGTCATTCTGCAAAAAGGTTCGTTAACAATTGGATCATGATAAACATAATTAGACCTCCTAAATATATCAGCTGTCTCATTATATGCAATTTTTCCATGGAATTTTATATTCCCAACATTATTAAAAACAGAGGTTTGACCCCAACCAAACACATCTATTGATCTATCTTTGTTTTTTCTAGCCCAGTTTACTAAATTTTCAGAACCCTTTAATGGGTGGACAAAACCACAGTATACGATATCTATATCTTTATCGTTAGAGTTTTCAAAATATACTTCTGAATCAACATAAGAAGGAACAATGTTTACATTATTAAAGTAGTCTCCATATTTATCAATAAAAAAAGCGTGGTGAAATTCAGTTAAAAAAAAGGTTTTTTTAGCTTTCGAAAATAATTCCTCTCTAGTTTTGTCATCTAAATATAGACAGGAATCTCTTTCGACTCTTGCGTGGTTTGTATGTTTTAGTAAAAAATCAATTACATGCGGTTGATTTTTTGATATAACTTCTAAATTAGATGAAATGACCAAGTCGTAACTACGAAGTAGTTTTGTTGGAGAGGAGTCATAATTATATTCGGTTATTTCATGCCCTAGATTTCTTCCTTTTTCCAGTAAAAAAGAGGAGCTTCTTTGTGACCCCCCTTGATTTTGATCGAGAGAAAAATCGCTTATAAAAAGTATATTCATGTCGATGGATTATATAGAAAACGTATTATTATTCAATAAAATAAACCTGAGAATATCTCCAATTTTTGGTATAATGATCATAGTCGTCTATAAAAGCTCCATGCCACTTATTACCCCTGAATATAACAGCCCTATTAAATTTATGATCTATTTTTTTTACTATCTTATGTTTTTTTGAAATATCAAAAAGTACATTTTCATGCTCAACATTATCAGGGAAATCATAATCATATATATTAGTTCCACCGTTCCCATTTTCATCCATAAAAACCACCATGTTCAAAATAGATTTTTCGTCAGGAACTCCAAAAACATCATCCAAATGAGGGAAGTGCTGCTTAGAGTTGGGAAAGTTTTTTAATGATTTAAAACAATTAAATTCAAAAAAAGGATTAAGTATGCTAGCTTCGCTTCTTTGAAAATATTTATAACATATGTTTTCAATGTCAGTGATATTTTCAGGACCGAAATCATAAGGCCAATTAACGCAAAGCCTACAATCAAAGTAATCTTTAGTGTTTCTTGTATTTTCTGGCTCAATATATTTCCACAGTGGATAATCCTGAGATTTAAGCCATGAATATATTTCAGTCGGGTATTTATATAAACTGTCTATAATTAAGCAATCATTCTCTTCGTCAAAAGATATTTCCCATTCATCGGAAAATTCGAAAAGTTTTGATAAATTAATAGGTTTTTCCATTTGACTATTTTAAGTCAAAATGGAGAAAATTCAAATTAAGTTTTCTTCAACTATTTTACAATCTTTCAAGTGATCGTAATCTTCAAAATAATCTTGATCTAGGAAGCCGTCTTCATTCCAGCCCCACTCACTTACCAATTCTTCCTCGTCCCACTCTACAGCTTCAGAGGATACAGATTTATTAACAGGCTTTTTGCTCCACATTTTACAAGACCAATATCGGGGTGTTGTTTTGTCTTTAGCTGTATCACACTTGTGTCTAGCTCTAAAACTACGTCGGCGATCAGGGTTGTCTCTTTTGATTTCCATGTTTGGGTCACCAAATTTTACAAGCACAACATTGCCTGTTTTTGGATTTTTGACATACACGCCAAACTTCTTTTTTCCGTCTTTAAGGCGGAACGGTTTATTTAGAGTTTTTTTTTCTGCTTCTGAATATAAAATATCTTCA